GCCGTAAAAAGCTTAGAAAGCCCCTTCTTTACCCAAGGGTTAGAGAATGGCTTGTTTCTGAGTATAAGGCCGAGATGCAACCAACCCTAGAGGCAGACGATTTGCTGGGTATCTGGGCTACTGGGCTAGATGGTAAAGCTATTGTTGTTGGCGAGGACAAGGACTTTAAACAGCTCCCAGCAAAGCATTACAATCCCCACAAGGCTGAAGAAGGAGTAATTGAGGTATCCAAGGAGCAAGCCGATTGGTGGCATCTATTCCAAGCCCTTACGGGTGACCAAACAGACGGCTACACAGGGCTGGTAGGCTGTGGCCCAAAGACCGCAGAAAAGATACTTGGGCCTGTTGGCTCTAAAGGGCTATGGGACAAAGTGCTTAAGGCTTACGCTAAAGAAGGCGTTCCAGAATCAGAAGCCTTGGTTCAAGCTAGGGTTTCCCGTATCTTGAGAAAAGGTGAATACAAAAACAATGAGGTAATACTATGGCAACCTTGAGCGTATATATAAGCGGAGCGATGACGGGGCTACCAGAGTGTAACTACCCTGCCTTTCACGCTAAAGCTACTGAATTGAGAGCCAAGGGCTATGTAGTTCGCAACCCAGCAGAAAACTTTGACGGGGATACTACCCTTCCAAGGTGGATGTATCTAAAGGAAGATATTAAGAATCTTTTAAGCTCTGATCGTATTGTATTTCTTCCGGGGTTTGAAAAGAGTGCCGGGGCTTTGCTAGAAGCTTTGGTTGCACGGGAATGTAATATCTTGACATTGGGGGAACACGAATGAGTGATGTAGTCGTTAAAGACTCTGGTAAAAGACAGAACTTTGATACTGGTTCTGTTAGGGATACTAACGAGAATAAGGGTAGGTTTGACCTGCTTCCTCCTTATGCTTTGTTTATGTGGGCGAGACAGCTTGAAGAAGGAGCTAAAAAATATGATTCACGCAACTGGGAAAAAGGCCAGCCATTGAGTCGTTACGCTGATTCTGCGTTGCGTCATTTAACAAAACATCTAGCTGGGATGCGTGATGAAAGGCATGACGTAGCTACGCTTTGGAATATTGGAGCGATGATAGAGACAAAACACAGGATTGATAAAGGCTTGCTACCAAAGGAGTTGGATGACTTGCCAAAGGAGGATTATGGCTGGCTATAAAATTATAAGTAAAAGTGAAAAAAATGTTGACGAATTTCCAAAAGTCTCTAAAGCTTTGGTAGATGTATTGCACCAAATGGTTCCCGAAAGATGTCCAGATTCTAATGAGTCTGATCGGGATATTTGGATTTATAGCGGTCAGCGTCAAATTGTAAGATTTTTACAAACTAAACTTGACGAACAACAGGAAATAGGGAGATAAATTTATGTGTATGGGAGGAGGAGGAGGAAGTTATAAAGCACCAGTTATACCGCCACCCCCGCCCCCGCCTCCACCCCCTCCTGCTCCTGTGCAGTTGGCTAAAGAAGTGCAAGAACCAGCTTCAGTAAGATCATCTAAACGGCAAGATTATCGTAGACGAGGCCGTAATGCCTTGGTAATTTCAAACCAAGAAGATTTGAGTGGCGTAAACGTACCTAGTTAAAGGAAAAATAATATGATTACTTACGAATCTTTAGGGGCATACGGGGCTGAATACATCAGCAACACGACTAGTGCAACTAGCAAAAACTATTGTGCCATTACAATGCTTGAGGACACCACATTCACTACCTTGACAACTTCTAATTGGTCTGCTGGTTCTACTAGTAGCGTTTATACTGGCTCAACAGTTACATATCCTAAAGGTCTTACTATTTTTGGAACCTTTACGGCAGTAACCTTGTTGACAGGTAAAATAATTGCTTATAAAGCCTTTAGCCTCTAATTATAATAAAGCTTTAATTGCCTTACTTTTAGGGTTGCTTATAACTTCCTGCTCTGATAAAACATCACAGAGCGATGAGCAATACACAAAATATCCAGATGTTCCTCCATATTGGGTAACTGACCCTAATTACGGGAAGTTTTAATTTATGCCACAACTAGGATTATCTTTAGAGTGTTCAAGTATTCCATTCTTAAGTGGAGTTAGTCAGCCTCCTAATACAATCTCTACAGCAGAACAATATCTAATTGATGCTAACAGCAACGCTTATTTTAAACAAACTCTTTCTTCTTTTGGAGAAGTTTGGACTACGCAAGTAGAACCTTATGAAGAGTTTTCCTTTAATGGAGAAGATTATTACCAAGTATATTTTATAATTAGGTTCGTTTCTGGAAACGCTACTCCTTGGAAATACGCTAAAGGAATAGTTTCAGACGGAGGGGCTATTACGCAAGAGCTTCAAAGTGCATCGCTTAACAATGCAAATTTTATTCCGACAACTGGGTGGTCTGGTGGGCTTACTTTACAAGCCGGAGTTATACCCACTTTCCCATCATCCATTTCCGCAACTGCAAGTGTAGTTTCAAATCTGGCTCGAATTTCAACAAGTTGGACAGCCCCTACAACCACACCTGCTCCTTCTTCTTACACTATTAGAAGGTCATTAGGAGGAGTGGATATAGATTCTAGTAGCTCAACTGCTTCAACTATATTGGATTCATTACCCTACCAAAAAACTATTGAAGTATCTGTTAGATCAAATTCAGTTATTGGAAATTCTAGTTTTTCTACACCACTTTCAGTTACGACATCTAATTCAACTAGTATGAATCCTTCTCTTCCATTTATAGTTATTGAAAATATGGCTTCGTTTACAGTAACACACACATCTGAAGCTTATGGGAATAAAACACTTGCATTTTCATCAAACTTAATTTACACCCGAACTGATAGCGGAAACGGAGCTACTGGTCTTGATTTTATGGGACTTAGAAGCATATATTATCAGTATTCTCCCCCGGGTGATTGGACGCAAACTGGAGATATTATTCTTCGTTTTGGTTTTAATAACTCTAGTTGGCAACTTTATTTAATCGCTTTAAATGATTCGGGGGGGGCTGATACCAAAGTCATTTTAGTTCAAAGTTTTGGATTAGCAACTAGTTATAGTGAGATTAGACGTTCGGGTTGGAATCGGCAAACGGGCGATACAAATAATTTTGCTCTTACAAATGTTAATACACAATCCGGCTCTATTAATTTAAATGCAACATTCTAATTTTTTATGAAAACAGGAAAATCTTTATATTCTGAATTGGAACTAGCTCGTAGCACTTACCTAGATCGTGCTAGGGATTGCTCTGAGTTAACTATTCCTACTTTAATTCCTCCTTCTGGTCACGGCTCTTCCACAGAGTACAGCACCCCATTTCAAGGCATTGGAGCTAGAGGCGTGAATAACTTGGCTAGTAAGCTACTTCTAGCCCTTTTGCCCCCTAATCAACCATTCTTTAAATTCTCTATTGATGAGTTTAAGTTTAAAAAGCTTCAAGGCGACCAGACTCTTAAAGCAGAGATGGAGAAAGCTTTGGCTGGCGTTGAGAAAGCCATTATGACTGACATTGAGACTTCTGCTGTCCGTGTGGCTACTTTTGAAGCCTTAAGGCATCTTCTAGTTGGCGGTAATTGTTTGCTGTATCTTCCTGCTTCTGGTGGGTTGCGTGTATTCCGACTAGAGAACTATGTAGTTAAGCGTGATTCATTCGGTAATGTATTGGACATAGTTACCCGTGAGAAGCTGTCTGTTACGGCTCTCCCAGAAGAAGCCAAAAAGCTTGTTGCTAAGAGTGAATCCAACGAGCCTAACATCGAGTTGTTTACCTGTATTCACAGGAAAGACAATAAATGGTATGTTTACCAAACAATCAAAGATAATATTATTCCCGGTTCTGAAGGAGAATATGAATTAGATAAGTTACCTTGGATTACTTTAAGGTTTATACGGGTCGATGGTGAAGATTATGGCCGAGGCTTTGTAGAGGAGTACTTAGGAGATTTAAGGTCGCTCGAAGCCCTTACCCAAGCAGTTGTGGAGGCTTCCTCCGCTTCAGCTAAAGTAGTGTTCTTGGTGCGTCCTAACGGAGTAACCAATAAAAAAATGCTGGCAGAGGCTCGTAATGGAGCAATCATCACGGGCGACAGGAATGACGTATCTTGCTTGCAGGTAGAAAAACAAGCAGACCTTCGTATTGCTCAAAATGTTATGGAAGCTATTACCCTGCGTCTAGGATATGCTTTCCTACTCAATGCTTCTGCTGTCCGTAATGCAGAGCGAGTAACTGCTGAAGAAATTCGTTACCTCTCTAATGAGATTGAAACGGCCTTGGGCGGTGCTTATAGCGTCCTTTCTCAAGAGTTCCAGCTACCTCTAGTTTCACGGATTATGGACAGGATGCAACGACAGAACAGGCTACCTAAGATCGACAATAAGATCATTAGGCCAGTTATTACTACTGGTGTGGATGCTCTTGGTAGGGCTAGTGACTTGAATAAGCTAGACTTGTTTGTGCAGGGCATCGCTTCGATTCTAGGCCCACAAGGGCTTGCTCAGTTTATTAACATGGACAACTACCTTACCAGAAGGGCTACAAGCCTTGGTATTGATATTGAAGGATTGATTAAAGATCAACAAGCAGTAGCCCAAGAAGCTCAAGGAGCTAACCAGAATGAGATGATGGCTCGCATGACGGAAGCTCTTGGCCCACAAGCTATTGCAACTGCTGGTCAGATTGCTAACGACAGCCCAGAATTTAAAGCTGGACTAGCCCAAGCATTTAGCCAGACTCAACAACAGCCTCAACCTAGTCAGTAAACAACACAACAAAGGAGAAAAACACACAATGCAAGCAGTTAGCACACCCGTAACTCAAGTACCTGCTGACGCACCTAATCAGCCTATTGCTGACCCCAGAGGTGGCGGTCTTATCCAGCAGGATAACCAAACAACTACTCAAGAGGTTCGTCCTACTTGGCTTCCAGAGAAGTTTAAATCTCCAGAAGAAATGGCTAAATCCTACTCTGAATTAGAGAAAAGATTCAGTCAGCCTAAACAAGATGCAACCAAGACAGACCAGCCTCAAGACGGAACCCAACAGCCCGTAGCTGGCTTCCAAAAGTACAGCGAAGAGTACTTCTCTAATGGGAAGCTCTCTGATGAGACTTATACTGAATTGGCTACAAAGGGTATTCCTAAAGAGTATGTCGATCAGTACATGAAGGGCTTTGAAGCTACCCAACAAGCTGAGTCTAACGCTATCATCGCTGACGTTGGTGGCGAATCTGAATTTAAAGCCATGAGTGAATGGGCAGGTGAGAATCTGTCTGAAGATGACTTGAATATCTATAATCAAGCCGTATCTAGCGGTAATAAAGAGCAAGCCTCTTTTGCTGTTAAAGGTATGTATGCTCGCTTTAAAAGCGGTGTTGGTGGTCGGGAACCAAGGCTCCTTACTGGAGATACTAGGATTTCCGGCCCTAGTGATGTATACAGAAGCACAGCAGAAGTTGTTGAAGCCATGAAGAACCCCAAGTATAAATCTGACAAGGCATACCGAAAGGATGTTGAAGAAAAGCTTGGCAGGTCTAATGTATTCAACTAAAGGAGATATATATGCAAAATAAAGCAGGTTACAAAACTACAGAGTTCTGGTTGTCTGTAGTCGCCATGATTATTGGTGCTGTATCAGCCAGCGGTCTCATTCCCGCAGAAGGAGCTTGGCAACAGATTCTAGGGGTAGCCACTACTGCCCTTGTTGCACTTGGCTATACTGGGGCAAGGTTGTCCCTCAAGAACAAAGAGTAACAATAGTGTGGTTGGCGATATTTCAAGCTCTTGCTTACCTAGTGCAAGCTTGGGTATCCACGTTGGCGGGGAGGGCTGTCCGTGAAGTTAAAGCTTCTGATGGCTCTCCCCCGCCTCTTTATATTCGCAGGGCTTTTAACGACAGGGTGTGCGAGTTTAACAGACTCAAAAAAGGTAGTATTCGTAGATGAGTCTGGCGGGTTTGTCCGTATTGGGCCAAATGTAACTGGGCAAGTTTATGTGTGGGATGGTGAGCATTGGGCATTGAGCCAGAACAAGATAAAGATTCCCGAAGGCTGGTACGCTGGTTCTGTAGGGGCTGATGCTAAAGAAGGGCTTGACAAAGCTCCTCAATCTAGTAAATAAACACTCAAGTTTTGGAAAAGCTTTCCGAAGCCCCGACCCTCTGCGGAGGACAATCGCTGGTGCAACAGATTGATATACCAGAGCGAACAACCAAGAATTGTTGGAGTTCGTTTTGAATCGTGTGATTTAATCGGGCTTCGACACAACAAAAGAAAGGGCTACTAATATGGCTCTAGCTACTAATACTCTCGCTCGTCCGGGTTCTAATCTACCCGCAGGAAGCGATAAAACAGAGCTTTTTCTTAAGAAGTTCGCTGGCGAAGTGCTGACGACTTTTGAGACTGAAGCTTTATTTAAAGACCTCACAACGACTCGTACCATTGAGAACGGCAAATCTGCTCAGTTCCCCGTGGTCGGAACGGCTGTGACCAAATATCATACCCCCGGTGATTCAGTCATCGAAGGGTCAAACTACCTCAACAATATGTCGCACGTTGAGAAGGTTATTGCAATCGAAGGATTGCTGACCTCCTCTGTGTTGCTGGCTAACATTGACGAGGCGATGAACCACTTTGATGTGCGTTCCATCTACTCAAGCGAAATCGGTCGTGCATTGGCAAAAGCCTTTGATCGGGCTGTTGCACAAACGATTGTTTCCGCTGCTAGACAGGCTAATAACTTCGGAACTAACGGCCCAGACGGAGATTCTGGAACATCCGATACTTTCGCAGCTAACGCCAATTCAGTTGTAACCTCTAACTCTGGTACAGATGGTGTTGTGCTGGCGGGTGCGGTTCTAACTGGCTTGCGTCGCCTTGACGAGCGTGATATTCCTTCGGATAACCGATACATCGCTGTTCGTCCTGCTCAGTATTGGCTCTTGTTGGATGCCCTCACCAAAGGTGATCTCACCCGTGGTGCTGGTTATACGACTAGCTATACTGGCAATACTGGCGTGTTCGAGAACGGAAAGGTCGCTATGATCGGTGGTGCAACCATCGTGAAGAGCAACAACATTCCTTCCACGGACTTGTCGGGTGATACCACAATTCCAGAACAAACTTCTGGAGGTATCGGTGCTGGTGCAAACGGCGGTTCACGCCGACTCAACTATGCGAACACGCAAGCGATTGTGTTCCATCCTGCCTCGACTGGTTGCGTTAAGCTCCTAGACGTTGGCGTTGAGAGCGAATACCAGATTGAGCGACAGGCTACCTTGATGGTTGCTAAGTACGCTGTTGGACACGGAGTTCTCCGTCCCGAAGCGTCTTACGAAGTCAAGTCTGCCTAATAATTAGGTACTCTAGGGGCCGTCAGTCAAGCTTGTCACATCCTCGGCAAACCAAAGGTTATTGTGTTTCCCTTTGGCGAGTGAAGTGAATTTAAGCTTGGCTGGCGGTCTCTTTTTTGTATAACTTATACCTATGCCAGTAATTGCCTCCACCGAATTAGACGCAATCAACACAATGCTGACCACCATCGGTGAGTCTCCTGTCAATAGCATTAGTGCGTCCACCGCCGACACCCGTATCGCCCAGCTTATCCTTCAAGAAGTAGATCGTGCAACGCAAATCAAAGGTTGGAATTGGAATACCGAAAAAGAAGTCCCCCTAACTCGGAATGGGTCTAATGAAATTGTATTATCGTCTAATGTAGTTCGTGTTGATGTAAACAGACAGGAATACCGAAATGTTGAGGTAGTCCAAAGGGGTAATAAGCTTTGGGATAAAAAGAATAGAACATTTATTTTTACTGCTGATTTAAAAGGTGAAATTGTTTATTTACTGCCTTTTTCAGACCTACCAGAACAAGCAAGGTACTACATTGTAGTTAGGTCTGCTCGGCTATTTCAGCAGAGAATGATTGGTGATGCAACTGGGTCAGCCTTTAGTGCTGAAGAAGAAACAACTGCTTATATGGCTCTTAACGACTCAGAGGACGAAACAGCAGATCATAATATTTTTAATAATTACGATGTAGCAAAGGTAGTGGCTCACAGACGCTATTTGGTTTAAGTTATGGCTGTTGCTAGTGTAAAAGGGGCAACTCAAAACCTAATTAGGACAAGCGTTCCTAATCTTATATCTGGAGTATCCCAGCAAGCTGATTCTTTTAAGCTTACAACGCAAGCCGTTGAACAAATTAATGCTGTATCTAGTGTGGTGGATGGATTAATAAAAAGACCCTCAAGTTATCTCCTAAAAGAAATAAATTATGACGTTCCTAGTGCTGGAGCTACTTATCCCTATGGTGCAACGGGCGTGGCTGTTTATCCCAAGCTTACTCCTATAAAATATTTTAAAATTACAACAGCAGAGCTTACAGATTATATCGGAATTGTTTTTCATAACTCCTCAACTAGCGACAAGTCTATTAAGATTTTTGATTTAGATGGAAACGAAAAAAATGTAATATACGCAGGAGGTAGCCAAGCAGGGATAAATTCATATTTGTCTGGACTTACTACTGAAGTTTTAGGTTCTTCAATCAAAACTTTATCTATTGCAGATTATACTTTCTTTTTAAACAGCTCAAAACTAACGGCGATGTCTAATACGCTTTCTTCAAGAGCTACTGCTGGAGTTGGAGGGACTGAAGTTTATCAAGGAATGATTGTAGTTAAGACTGGATATACAGGAAACAGCCGTTCTAATCCTAGTGGAGTTATTTCTTGGTCTGCAAAAATTGTTCACCCTACTACATCTGTTGTGTATGCAACAGCTTCGGGAACAAGTGACGCTTGGAATGAAAATAATACGACTAGTGACAATACTAAAAAGGGAGGAACACCCTCAATTATTGCTTTAGATATAGCGAGCAAGTTTACATTTTCAAATAGTTTTAATGTTTATGGAAGAGTTGTTGCCTCTGGCTCAAATGTCATTATTCAAAGCACTCAAAACGATTTTAAAATTGTAATAGATGATGGTTATGCAGGTACTCTTTTTTATGCAGTAAAAGACAATGTTCAAAATTTTACAGATTTACCTGTTATTGCTCCGCATGGATTTATTTCAAAAATTACTGGTACTCCCGATGTGTCTGGAGATGAGTATTATGTAAGGCACACAAGTAATTATATTAGCGGGTTTCTTCCGTCTGATGCAAATGGAAGTTCTACTCCAGCAGGGATTTTTGCTGTTAATGAAGGCTCATGGGAAGAATCAGTAAGCCCAGCAATAAAATTTAAAATTGACCCAGCTACAATGCCTCACGCTTTAGTAAAACTAGATGCTACTAATTTTTTATTTACACCTATTAATGGAGCAACAGCTACTTATAATTTAAGCCCTAGCGGAACAAAATCTTATACTGCTCCTTTTTGGGGAGAAAGGGAATCCGGGGATGAGGAAACTAATCCAAATCCATCTTTTATTGGAAAATCAATTTCAAATTTATTCTTTTTTAAAAACAGATTGGGACTACTTGCTGGGGAGTCCGTAGTTTTAAGTCAAGCTGGAGAGTTTTTTAACTTTTTTAAATCAACAACAGCCCAACTTTTAGATTCTGACCCTATAGACATTTCATCTTCAACGGCTGAAATAGGCACATTGTTTCACGCAATTCCCTTTTACGATAGAGTTGTATTGTTTGCCAACGGCCTACAATTTTCCCTTCAATCGGACGGAGAGCTAACCTCTAAATCCGTTTCTCTCCAACAAAGCACTTCATTTAATGTTGATATTAATTCAGAACCTATAGCTATTGGAAATAAAATTTATTTTTCTGTTAATAAAGGTGACTTTTCAAGCGTTCAAGAATATTTTATTAATCCAAACACTATTTTATTGGATGGAGTTGATATTACAGCGAATGTTCCTAGCTACCTAAATGGAAATATAGGGCAATTTTCTGGTTCAGATATTTCTTCAATTTTATTGTGTTCTAGCACAACGCAACAAAACGAACTGGGCGTTTATAAGTTTTTTTATTCTGGAGACGAAAAAATACAATCATCTTGGTCTAAGTGGTCGTTCGGAGTTGGTAACAATGTTAAACTAACTTATGTAAACAAAGATAAAATTTATTTTATATTAGAAAAAACAGGGGTTTTTGCAAACGACAGCAAAATACATTTTTCTTATATAGATTTAAATTCCAATAAAAAAGATGCTATTGTAACTCCAAATATTCAAGTACTGCTAGACTCAAAAACATCAAATATTACTTATAATTCTTCTATATCAAATAATGATGGAGTATTTTCTTTAGTTACCTTAAACAATTTTACTTTTAGTCCTATTTCAAATTCTTCTGTTAAGACGGGTTTAACATACGACAATTATGCGTTACCTTTTAGTTCTTCAACAGGCTTTGTTACTTCTGAAAAAAACTATGGCTCATTCCTTTCTTCTTTTGATTTAAAATTAAATAAATTTGCAATAGGCTCTGGTTTTACTTCTTCATCTGCTGGCAATTTTGCCTACACCTTAACAGGAGTAAGTAGTTTAGGAACAACATCAGCTTTAGCTGTTGCTAACGCACAAACAATTCAATTCTCTATCACACTAGGAAAATACAAAAATTTAAATTTAAGAGGCTTTAAAGACTTGGTGTTTAGTAGCGGAAACAACTCTGCAACGGCTACTCTTTGGGTAAGCCCCAATAATTCCGATTTCACAACTCTAGCAACTGCACAGCTATCCGGCTCTACATCTGCATTTGCTTCTATAACTCCTTATGAATTAAAAGGAGGAGCAGAAGAAAAAACTTATTATTTTAGAATTTCCTTTCATTCTGCTACAAATACAACAATAGGCGTATCACGGGGTGGAACTGACCCGGCAGTAAACGGCTTTATTTATCCCAGCTACCAGTCTTTTAGTAATTTTAATTTTGGTACAACTGGTATTATGTATAACAAGTCTCCTTATCAATTTGTTGATGCAAACGGCGTAACTTACGATACTTTTTATGCAATATACAATACTTCAAATGTAGTTGCTGTTCCTGTTGCTGGTTCAGTCGGCAAATGTGCTAATAACCAGCTTTTAATAAAAGCCCCCCAAAGTTCTATAAGCGGGGGATTTATAGGCTCACCCTACCCAATGATTTACGAAATAAGTCGCCCTTTACTTCGCTCTGCTTCTGGTAAGGGGCAATCTGTTGTTGGGGATGGCAGACTTCAAATTAAAAATGGAATCATTCTTTACGATAATAGTAGGTTTTTTCAAGTATTGGTCACCCCAAAGTACAGAGATACTTACAATTACACTTATCTTTACAATTTTGTTACAAACTATTTAGGCGTTGGGCCAACGAATTTAGATTATATGCACATGGAAGATGGGGCATTTAAGTTCCCTGTGTTTTGTAAATCGGATGAAGTTAAAATTAGCCTTTTAAACGAGACCCCGTACCCGTGTGCTTTGTTAAGCCTTGAGTGGGAGGCTCTGTATAGTGCAAGATCAAAACGTATTGGCTAGTTATTCTAATGGGATCGTCGTTAGAAAAACTTTAATGCCGGACGTAAAGTATATAGCCCCTAGACTTCGCAAAGCAGACCTTCGAGAACTTAAAGCCAATTCCCCAGCCAAGCCAGAGGTTGCTCTAATGACTAGTGTATGGCTAAGTAACCCTTGTTATACCATTTGTGTATACGGAGAGCCTATAGGATTGTTCGGTTTATGCCCTCAAAAGGACGTAGGAGTTGTATGGATGATGGGTACTGACAAGGTTTTACAGATAAAACATACTTTTCTGAAGGCTTCTAAGGAATGGCTTAACTATTTGCTTGAATTAAAGCCAGTTTTATTTAACTTTATACACGAAAAGAACACCCTACACATTAAGTGGTTGCGTTGGTTGGGCTTTTCAATTATAAGCAAAAAAGAAAACTTTGGTATAAATGGAGAAACCTTTTACGAGTTTGTGAGGATAAAAAATAATGTGTAGTCCAGCTTTAGCTTTTGCAGGTGTCGGCCTAGCTGTAGGTATTGCCTCAAGCGTTGCCCAGTATCAGTCTCAAAGTGACTTTGCTAATCAACAAGCTCAAGCCCAAAGCGATGCAATCAGACAGCAACAAGAATATCAAAATAGACTTATTCAATTAGAAGGCGAAAGATTTCAAGCTGAAAGTAACGCTGTAAGGACTAGACAGCTTCAAGAACAACAGGCTCTTGCCAGACAGCAGGGGCAAGCTTCTAAAGAGTTTAGGTCAGCACAGGCAACTGCTTTGGTGCAATCTGGTGAAGCTGGTGTTACTGGGCTTTCCGTTGATGCTCTTTTAGCTGATTTTACTCGTCAAGAGCTTGGCTACCAAGAAGGCATCTTGAGGGAGCAACAGAATAAAGATGCGTTCTATAACGAACAACTTCGTCAGAATAGAATGGCCTCTGCCTTTACTATGGCTGAAATGAACAGACCTATTACATCACAGCCTATTGCTCGTCCTAGCGGTGTTGCTCTTGGTCTTGAGATAGCTGGTAAGGGTGTGGGTGCTTATGGCAACTATTTAAATTACGGCGGTGGCATGAGGCCAGAACGCAGTACTCCAAGGTCAGTACTAGCAATTCCTTAATTTATGGCTGTAGAATTAGTCAATAGGCGGGGTGTAAGTGTAGGGCGACTACCTGCCCCTAACATCCCTGCTCCTGCTCCAGTTGTCCAAGTAGCTACTCCTAAAGCTACGGCCCCAGCGGAAGCTGTAAGGCCAATTCGTCCAGAGCAGAGTGAATTAGGTCAGATTGCTAATTCTTTAGGCTTCTTTAACGAAAACCTTTTTAGCTTGGGTTCAGTCTACACACGAATCTCGAATAAAGAGAATTTAGAGCAGGGTCAGCAGATGGCTATGGAGGACATGGCTAAAGCCAGACAGATCACAAAGCTTGGCTTTAAGAAAGCTTCAGAGCAGGGCTTGATCGACCCCGGAGCCAATCCTTATATGCGTTTGGGTCTTTACGAGACTACGGGAAAGATCGCAGGGCAAGAATATCGTGAAGCTCTTCTAAAGCGTAGGGATGAAGTAAACAGCCCTTATTCAAAGATTACTGAAGATCAGCTTATTGCTCAAGAGCGTCAGAAGTTTGCGGAACAGGTAGGGGAAAACTTCTATGCACAGCAGGGTTTTCTTTCTGAAGCTAACCAAGCTGAACAGAGCTTTAAAAATGCTGTTATCAGCGAAAAGGCTAAATTCACTCAAGTCGTAACTGAAGAAAAAGATGCTCTAGCTATCACCAAAACAATTTCTTCATTAAAACTAGCGATAACCCCAGAGGATAAAGCCAATGCTCTAACTAGCTTGAGGGAACTTTACAACAACAGGTCGCAATATGCTCCTAATGTAAATGCCTTAACAGCTAGGGACGTTGGTAATGCAATTAGGTCTATTGCTAAAGACGACCCAGATAAAGCAGGGCAAGTGCTGGATGAGATTACTACTATGGTTATTACTCGAAGAGATGGAAGCACAGCTTCTTTTGGCGAAGTGCTTACTCCAGTAGTAGACGACCTTCAGAATCTTATTGATTCAGCAAAGGATAGGAACGGGCGTAACTGGGAACGTGATTATAGGGAGAAAACCCTTAAAGCTGGTATTGCCATTGATGAAAATATTGAAAAATTTGTAGACGAAACACGGAAGCCTAACGCAACGCTTACACTATTAGATGATGCTATTATTCCTAGCATTGTAGAAGATGTGATGAAAAGATTTGAAGGGGTAAGCAGAGCTGAAGTCATCGAAATGACTACAAAGAAGCTTGCCGTTGTTTCAGCAGTAGACCAGCAACAAGTAATTAACCACGTTTACGAATTGGCTAAAACAAAACCAGATGAAGCACTTCAGTTTGTCAAAGATGCAGAAGGAGAGACTATTTCTTGGGAAGCCAGTAAACAGCTACAGCAATCTTTAGTAAAGGCTAACGACAATTTGCAGTTAATTAACAGCCCAGCTTCTAATTCGTATTATAAGATTTTGTCTGATAGTTTTCCCAACAACTCAATGTTTGAGTCTATGACGGAATCTGAACAAGAAGCATTTGTTCTAAACTCTAGGGCTGTTTTTGATTCTAATGTTGCTTCCTATATTGAAAGCCTAGACCCAGCGATGCCTAACACAGAAGTCAATAAGTTATTGCGTCAAGAGCTT